GGGAACCTTGAGAATGACCTGATCTGGACAAAGGAAAAGCTGTACATGGCAGGCCACCCGGAAGAGTGGTTTGCGGTCGCTCGTACCGCTTCCAAGCCGGATGCGCTTCAGGGCTTTCATGCGGACCAGGTGCTCTACGTCATAGACGAGGCATCTGGCGTCAAGGATGCCATCTTCGAGCCGATCCTCGGCGCTCTTTCCACCGAAGGGTCAAGGCTCCTGATGTGCGGGAACCCGACGCAGCTGAGCGGATTCTTCTACGAAAGCCACACAAAGAACCGGGCACAGTATTCCGTCTTCCACATCGACGGACGGACGAGCGGTCGAGTCTCGCAGGAGTTCATCGACAAGATCATTCGCATGTATGGCGAGGACAGCAACGTCTTCCGGGTGCGTGTGGCTGGCGAGTTCCCGAAGCAGGAGGACGATGTCTTCATCCCGCTCCCATGGGTGGAAGGCTCCATCAACACAGAGCCGTCAGCTGATACCAAGAGGGCTCTCGCAGCCATCGACAAGGGAGCGCAGGCACATCCGGATGATGTGACAAGCATTGACATCGGTGCCGATATCGCTCGCTTCGGCGATGACCAGACTGTCATCGGGTACAAGATCAACGAGTGTGCGAGATTCTACAAGCGCTACCGAGGCCAGGACACTACATGGACGTCCGGGAACATCGCGAAGCTGTACCTTACGCTGAAGGAAAAGTTTCAGTTCAAAGGGAAGATCTATGTAAAGGTCGATGACGGCGGTGTCGGAGGAGGCGTCACAGATGAGCTCAAGGCAATCCGGAGAGCGGACCCGGTCACCTATGACACGATGGTGATCATCCCGATCCACTTCGGCGCGACCATCCGGCACAAGTTCTACTATGACACGACCACCTACATGATGGGCATGCTCCGCGAGATGATCCAGCCGTTCGACGACATGGGAAACGAGCGGAAGCCGATGCTGATCCTGCCGGATGATGACGACCTGGTCGGGGAACTGTCCGTAAGGAAGTACGCTTACCAGGGAGCGAAGGTCAAGGTTGAGTCAAAGGAAGAGATGAAGAAGCGGGGACTGCATTCTCCGGATACGGCAGACTGCATGATCCTGACGGCATATCCAGTGAAGAGGGCACAAGGAGAAATCAATGGCAAACGAGAAGAACAGCAAAAGTCGTAAGATCGGCGTGCAGCTGATCGAGGGACGTGCTTCTCAGCAGAATAGCGAGCCGGAGCTCGTGAAGGCATACAAGACTTATGCCATCGCGAAGGCAGATCAGTCCACCCAGATCGACCGGGACTCCAACCGTGCGGCGTACGAATGGATAGAGCCTCCGCTCCCGATGTACGGCTTTAAGGTGATGGTGGATAACTCGACCATCCTTCCGCAGTGCATACGGGCGTACAAGCAGAACATCTGCGGCTTCGGGATCAACGTGAAGTACAAGGAAGGCGATCAGTCTGACACTCCGGAGGCTCAGGACGAGTGGAACCGCGTGCAGGATATTGTCAACCTGTTCACCATTGATGAGGACACCAAAGAGGTGTTCGAGAACATCGTGGAGCAGCGCGAGACCTTCGGAATTGGCTACGCGGAGATCATCCGGGACAATGCCGGCTATGTGACGCAGGTCATCGCCATCAAGGACACACCGTCTGTGCGGATGACCAAGGAGCTTGATCCTGCGGTTGACTACCATTTCCGATACAAGGGCGGAGACATCGTCCGCAAGAAGCGCTTCAGGAAGTTCCGACAGGAGATCAACGGCCAGACGGTGTACTTCAAAGAGTTTGGAGACCCGCGACCGATGGATCTGCGGTCTGGAACATATTCCCAGAGCGTCCCGAAGGAGTTTCGTGCGAACGAGCTCCTGCCTTTCCGCATCGGCATGCAGCCGTACGGCATGGTCAGATGGGTCGGCCAGATCCTCGGCGCAGACGGCGCAAGAATGGCAGAGAACCTCAACCACAATTACTTCGTGAATGGCCGGCACACACCGATGGCCATCCTCGTTTCTGGCGGGTCTCTGACCGACAAGTCCTACGCACAGCTGCAGAAGTACATGGAGGACATCCAGGGCGTCAACGGCCAGCATGCTTTCATGCTGATCGAGACGGAGAGCCTTGAGAACGGCTTCGACGGGAACCCGGCGACCGTTCAGCTTCAGCCTCTGGCGTCAATCCTGCAGAAGGACGAGCTCTTCCAGGGCTACATCGACAACACGCGCAAGCGCATACAGTCGAGCTTTAACCTTCCGGACATTTACGTGGGCTACACGACCGACTTCAACCGGGCGACCTCTCAGAGCGCGATCGAGGTCACCGAGAAGCAGGTCTTCCAGCCGGAGAGAGCTTCCCTGGCATGGGTGGTCAACAACAAGCTGCTCAACAACTACGACCTGAAGTACTGCGAGATCGAGTTTGACGGTCCGGATATTACGAATCCGGACGACCTGTACAAGATCCTCTCCGTGGCGGAGCGCGCAGGCGGCATCACACCGAATGCAGCCAAGGCCATGGCATCCGATGCACTCGGACAGAATGCGGAGGACTACGAAGGAGACTGGGGCAACGTTCCGCTGGCAGTCACCACAGCGCAGGCACAGCAGGCTCTTGCCGGGATGATGGATAATACATCATCTTCAGATGATGGCAAGTCTTCCGAGACAGCTACTTCCTCCAAGGCCTCCGGAGCAGAGGAGAAGAAGACCGAGAAGCCGGAAGAAGTCGACCCGGAAGTCGAGAAGCAGCTGAACAGCCAGATACAGAAGGCAGTCGAAGAGAATGCTGACGCAGAGGTCATCGCGGTGATGAAGCAGGTGCGGTCGCTCCTGCAGGACATCAGAAAGGCGGCGCAGGATGAAGAAGATCGTTCTGGCGGGTCTGCAGCCGCAGATTGACAGCCTCATTGATTCCATCGACGTCCTGATCGAGAAGGCAGACGATGACCTGAAGGACACGCTGTCCTCGGAAGGCTACGTCAAGGCGAAGACAGCTGTTGATACGGTCAGCGATATCGAGGATGCGCTTACCGATGCGCTGAACGGCCACACGGACGAGGTGCTCGCGGCTCTCCAGGATTCCAACAGCCTGAACGACTTCATGGTCTGGAGCTGGGAAGGCATCAAGGACGAGGACACGCTGCGGAAGGCCATCTACGATGCGCTCTTCCAGCGGCTGAAGGACATGCTTGCGGAATCCACAGAAGGATTCATTGACGCCTACGAGCCGGATCTGCTCGCGGAACACACCGCGGAGGACATCCTCACGGAACCGGCTGCGGAATTCGTCAAGAACTGGTCAGAGGAGCTCTCAAGGCTGATGAAGCTGGAGACTAACGACCAGATCGAGAAGATCCTGCTGGACGCGCAGAATGACGCGCTGTCGGTCGATGAGACCGCACTCAAGATAACTGAGTCGGGAATCCGTGATCCGGGCTACAGAAGCCGCAGGGTGGCCCTGACAGAGGTCCTTAGGGCTGAGTCCTACGGACAGATCGAGGCCATGCGGCAGTGCCCGACCGTGGTCGAAAAGGAATGGCACCACACCGGTGCGCACAAGAACACGCCTCGGCCAGGGCATGTCGCCATCTCCGGACAGCGGAAGAAGATAGACGAGCCATTCGACCTGGTAGGCGCTGACGGAGTGACCTATCACCCGATGGTGCCAAGAGACACAAACCTTCCTCCTGGGGAATCGGTCAACTGCCACTGCATCATGCAGAGGATCCAGAGCGAGGAAGCTCTCGGGATGACCGTTGAGGAGCGCCGGGCACTCCGGCAGAAGTACATAGACCAGACAAATAAAGAGTGGGAAGAGAACGACACAGCAAGGAAGACGGAAGAGGCTATCTTCGGAAAGGATGTGGTTGAGGGATGAACACAATTCTTCACGACAGCCACGGGGCGAGAGCTCCGTGCTTTTTTATGCCCATGTCACTGTTGGAATCTGAGAAAGGAGGGAAGAATGAGCAACATCGTTAAATCGAGGGAGATCAAGGATGCACACATCTCCTTCGTATCACTGGTCGGGAAGGCCGCAAACCGGCACTCCTTTGCAATCGTGAAAGCTGATGATGGGAAGGCGAACTTCACCACCTTCGGCCCGATCGTGAAGGTCGACGATGAGCAGCACTACGTCACCGGCGTGGTCTATGAGCCGGACACCGATGACACACAGGGAGACTACATGACCGCTGAAGAGATCCAGAAAGCCGCGTACTGGTACATGGAAAACGGTCAGAACGTCGACATCCAGCACTCATTCCAGCCGTTCTCCGGAGCGACAACAGTTGAGTCGTGGGTGACCAAGTCCGATCAGAAGATTGGCGACCAGGACATTCAGAAGGGTACGTGGATGATGACGATGAAGATCACCGATCCTGACGTCTACGAGGCGGTCAAGAAAGGCGACATCACCGGATTCTCCATGGGAGGCAGCGGAACCTACGTCGAAGATGCTGCCGACCCGGATGAGGTCGAGAAGGCTGAGAAGAAGGGAGTGCTCGCAAAGCTCAGAAAATGGCTGAGCGGGGAAAACGAGCCGGTCCAGAAGGGAGTCGTTGCTGACCGCTTCAATGCGGACTTCGCTTCCCGGAACCTCATGAGTGCCTGGTACGCGCTGGAAGATGCGCTGCTGGACAGATGGGACCCGGTCAAGCAGGAGTGGGGCAACGAGACAGACCCGCAGAAGATTCAGGAAGCCCTGCAGGACTTCACTGACATCGCAAACGCTCTGCTCTCGAACCGGGACGGGCTGTCCGTCTTCAAGAGTGCTGACGGAAAGGAAGAGCCGCCAATCATCAAGGCAGGCAAAGCGATGAGCAAGCAGAACAAGGACAAGCTGAAGTCCATCTCGGATTCGCTGTCCGCGTTCCTGAGCTCGTTCGATGACGGAGATACAGAAGGAAATGGAGAGGAGGAAATCGAAGTGACTAAGGAAGAGCTTAACGAAATCGTCAAGTCCGCAGTCGCCGAGGCAATGAAGCCGGCGCAGAAGCCGGAGGAGACTCAGGTCACCAAGACCGCTGAGGAGCCGAAGCAGGAGCCGGAGACCATCACCAAGGCAGATGTCCAGGCGATGATCGACGAGGCAATCAAGAAGGCTATGCAGCCTGAGCAGCCGGAAGAGAATCCGGTTGAGAAGAGCGACGCAGAGAAGATGGCCGAGGCCGTCCAGGGCGCAGTCGCAAAGGCAATGGAACCGTACCTGAAGCAGGAAGGTCTGCCGACCAACCTGAACGGTCAGGACGGCGCAACTGTCCAGAAGTCCGAGGATGAGTGCTATCTGCACGGGATCCTCTGATTGACCACTCATACATAGAAGGAGGTAAAAAGACATGGCTGGAAATTCCGCAAGATCTATCCTTGCCAAGGCAGGAGATCCCATCAGCACAAAGACCCTCGCATCCGGCGGGTATCTGAATCCGGAGCAGGCGACCAGATTCCTCCAGCAGACCTTTGAGGCAACGACCCTCAGTCCGCTGGTCCGCCACGAGATCCGCAGGTCCAAGACCGGCGAGATCGACAAGATCGGCATCGGGCGCAGGCTTCTGAGAAAGAAGACCGAAGGCACTGACGACGGCTACAGAGCAAAGCCGAACACCGGAAAGGTCGAGTACAGCACCACTGCTGTCCGTCTTCCCTGGGAGATCACGGAGGAAACTCTCCGCGAGAATATCGAGGGCCAGAACCTCGAGAACATCATCACCGGTCTGATGACGAAGCAGGTCGGCTGCGACACAGAGGACCTTTGCCTGAATGGCGACTCTGAGGTCACCGCAGACAATGCGACCAGCAAGGGTGTCGATGCCGACGATGTTGACTTCATCAACATCAACGACGGCTGGATCAAGCAGATCAAGGCAGGCGGCCACACCGTCGATGCTGCATCCGCTGACATGTCCCTGGACATCTTCTACAAGGGTCTCCGCTCCGTACCGAACAAGTACAACAACGGCAACCTGCGCTGGCTGATGTCTCCGCATCGCTCTCAGGAATGGCAGAAGTACATCCTGAATGCGGCTGTGACCAACGGCGGCATCATCACTGACAACCGCATCGAGAACCCGATCGCGATCCCGAAGATCGAGGTCCCGTCCATGCCGGATGACTGCATCATCCTGACCGACCCGCAGAACCTCATCGAGGTCTACACCTACGGCGTCATGATCAGGAAGACCGTCGAGGGCAAGGAAGCCATCATGGAGGACAAGAGATTCTATGTCATCCACTTCGACTTCGACCCGATCATCGAGGAGCTTGACGCTGCGGCGATCATCACCGGTCTGAAGGCGATCAGCTGAGGCCGAACCGTCTGAAGAAGTACAGAAGGAGGGCAGCATGGAACGTCTGAAGCTGGTGCAGGGACTCTCCTACAGCTACGGCGACATGGTTGCTACGAAGGCGCATCCTTTCGTGGAGGTTGAAGACACAGCGGTGGCGGACTATCTGGTGCAGACCGGGTTCTTCGTTCCGATTGACTTTGATTCTTCTTCCGCGAAGGGGGTGCCTGCCCATGAAACCAAAAAGGGAGATCCTGAAGATACCGTGGGGATGCCGGCACCCGTGAAAGCGCCTGCGAAAAAGGCATCACCACTGGACACGATGACAGCTGAGGAGCTTCGGGAGTATGCGGACGTCCAGGGCATTCCGCTCGGGACCGCAAAGCAGAAGAAGGCCATCCTCAAGGTCATCAGGGAGGCAGAGGCGAAAGCTGCTGAAGCGCTGAAGGCTCTGCAGGAATCCTGATGGCGGCCAGACCGTGGGTCACTCCGGACGATGTGAAAGCCTACTCGGACATCAAGTTCGTGCAGGACCGGGATGACTCAAAGCTGGCTGTGGATATCTCGATCGCGGAGCAGAAGGTCATATCGATGACCAACAATGCTTTCGACGATGAGGAGAAATACCCGACCATCCCGGAACCGGTCAGAACTGCCGTGATCCTCCTGGCGGAGGCCATCGCAAACAATGCGGTGGTCCGGTCACAGGAGAAGCGGATCAAGTCGGAATCCTTCGACGATTACTCGTACACGGTCGACAGCGGCCTGATCAGCCTTGACGACCTTGGGATTCTGGATCTTCTCAGCGAGTACATCGTTGAGAGCGGCGGGAACACAGTGTTCCGGATCAGGAAGCTGTGACACAAAGGAGGGAAACCCGAGATGTTCACGGATTTCTTCAATCACACCTGCGACATCTACAAACTAGTCGATGAGGAGAACACGGCAGGGTATGGAATCAAGGCGACCGACACGACATCAAAGTACGAGCTGGAATCTTCCGGGGTCGCCTGCCATTTCTACGTAAAATCTGACGGGCTCTCCATCAGCGAGCAGGAGCCGCATGTGACTCTGAACGGAACGATAAAGCTCGCGCTCCCATATGGCACAGCCATAAAGGAGCAGGATAAGGTCGTCTCCGGGGAAACCGGATTCGAGTACATCGCGGACGTACCGAGAACGGTGCACGGGAATCACCACATCGTGGTCACTCTCCGGAGGGCCGATGGACTGAAAGGAGCGCTGTGAGACATGCCGGCAGATGTGTCAGCACTGGAGACCTACGCAGAGAAGCTGCAGAGGGCCGCGAACGACTTTAAGCCATTCGCTCAGCACGTCCTTGAGCAGGCCGGTGAGGACTTCCTGGACATCGTCCAGTCAGAGATCGAGGCGGCTCAGAACGTCGATACGAGGCTTCTGCTTTCGTCCTTCACGAGAGGTGGAGCGGATAACGTCTGGGAGCTGAATTCCGGTGGCCTGACGCTCACGATCGGCACCAGGGTGAAATATGCGGCCTACGTCAACGACGGCCACAGACAGCAGCCTGGTCGTTTCGTGCCGGGTGTCTGGAGCGGTGACCGATTCCAGTACATTCCGGGAGCCAAGACCGGCATGGTCCTCAAGGCTTCCTTCGTACCGGGGTCGCATTACTTTGACAAAGCCTGTGACGCGATGACAGACCTGTTCGGCGAGACCTGCCGGATGGAGTTTGACCGCTTCTTCCAGGAGCATTTCGGATGATGATCATCAATGAAAAGAGAAGGAAAGGAGGAGAAGGGCACAGATGAGCAGCATTGACATGGACCAGTACGTCGGCAGCGCAATCCGGTACATCACCGACCACGCGGACGAGGGCACTGCGGTGTACTTCGGCGACGTTCCTGAAAACTTCAAAGTGCCTTCAATCTACTTTCCCGCATCGCGGACGGTGACGAGGAAGACAGGCCTTGGAGGCGTGTTCACCTCCACCATCCATTTCGAGTGTGTCTTCTATGGCGCGGACAGCTGGTCAGCGCACGCGGCTGCTGACCGGGTGAGAAACGCCATGCGGAAGGACAGATGCATCATTCCGTGCATCGAGGAAGACGGGACCGAGAGCGGGTATGGCATCCACACCAGCATGCCGGAGATCGACGTGACCGGAAAGGGCGAGGTGCAGATGCTCTTCGACATCGACCACATGGTCGAGGAAGTCCCGGACAATGGTCCGGTCATCACGCAGGTGAATACAACGACCGCATCGAAAGGCGGGTAATCAGGACATAGAAGAAAGGAAAAAGCTATGGCGACAAAGAGCGCGGCGGCAAAAGCCGTCCAGGAGAAGCCGGAGCAGGAAGCTCCGAAGTTCTCGGTCGAGCAGCTCCGCAAGCACTGCGTGCGGCTGTTTGGAATCTCTTCATCCACCTTCGATGGCGCGATGTATGGGAAGAAAGAGCCGATGACGATTGAGGAGGCAAAGGCCATCATCAAGGGATGGCTTGGAAAGGAGGCTAAATAATGGCAGGTGGTACTTTTACCGGGGCAAAGGTACGTCCCGGAACTTACGTCAACATCAAGAACGGCAAGGCTCCGTCCGCTTCCGCGAGCGTGACCGGCGTCGTTGCGATCCCGCTGATCGGATATGACTACGGCCTCCGCGGGAAGTTCATCAAGCTGGCGGGTGACAACCCGGACGCGAAGAAGGCGCTCCTGGGCCGCTCCGTCTACGACGATGAGACCCACATGAAGCAGATCCGTCTTGCGGCCATGAATGCCAGCACGATCTACGTGTACATTCCGGAAGGCGGCAAGAAGGCATCCGTCTCTCTCACCTTCGGTGAGACTTCCGTGACCGCTACCGCTAAGTATCCGGGATCTCTCGGAAACAAGCTGAAGGTCACCTCTGTGGCAAATGCTGCAGGCGGATTCGATGTGATCATCTCCCTGGATGGCGCAAACGTCGAGACCTTCGAAGGGATCACAAAGGTGTCACAGCTCACTTCCGAGTACGTTGAGTTCAGCACTGATGCGACTCTGGCTGCGGATGCAGGAAAGTCCCTCACCGGTGGATCCGATGACTCCACGAACGACGGCGCAGCTGCATTCCTGGATGCATGCGAGAAGCTGAAGTTCAACACGATGCTCTTCCCGGTCACCGACAAGAGCCTGCAGGAGACCTGCAAGTCCAAGATCAAGTACATCAGAAACTCCATCGGCTGGAAGTGCCAGGCGGTCGTGCCGAACTACGCGGCAGACTACGAAGGCATCATCAACCAGACGAATGCGGCAGTCTTCGAGGATGCTGATCTGACAGTCACCGAGACGGCCGCATGGCGTGCCGGACTGGCTGCGGCTGCTACGTACACCAAGTCCAACACCTACGCGGTGTTCCAGGGCGCTACCGGCATCGTGAACGGCGGCAAGACCAACGAGGAAGCTGAGGAGGCTATCAAGGCCGGCGAGTCCTTCCTTACCATCGACGAGCAGGGCAATGTCGTCCTCGAGTACGATATCAACTCCAAGGTCACCTTTGACAAGGACGACCCGGTCGACATCTACAAGAATCGTCCGATGAAGGTCTACGACACCTTCGCAAACGACATCCTTCTGACCTTCAGGCCGAACATGTTCAACAACAGCGACCAGGGCTGGGATGCCATGGAAGGTCTGGGACGTGGCATGCTCCAGAACTACGAGCGTGACGGCGCGATCCAGAATGTCGACACGGATGCCGACTTCAAAGTCGACCGCGAGAACTCCACTGGCGATGCGGTGTACATCAATGCGGCTCTGCAGCCGGTTGATTCGGCAGAGAAGTATTACTTCTCCGTCATCGCAAAGTGATCAGACAAAGCAGAAAGGAGAGATGAAGAATGGCTGTAAATAAGCGCCCGCTGTCCATGAGGGACGGCACCATTTCCATCGACGGTGTAGAGGTCGGAAACGCCTCTGCATATTCCGTCAACTTCACTCCGGACGTCTGGTCCGGCAGAACGCTGAAGGAGAAGGGCACCAACCGCAGATGGATCGGCTTCGACATCACCGGGTCTCTGAACACCTGGAAGATGAACAACCGCTACAAGGATATGGCCAAGAAGTATAAAGAGTCTGGTGTTACGCCTGAGTTCACGATCACGGGAACTGTGGACGATACCAACTCCGACTTCTACGATGTGATCGGCGACCGAGACAAGCTGACGCTGACCGGCGTGGTCTTCACCGGAGATCTTCCGCTGATCCAGCTGGATGTCACCTCCGATGTGGCGGCAGAGAACGTTTCCTTCGGAGCCAAGGACTTCAACTGATGCCCTGGCGGCTCTGAGATCCACACACATCCAATCATTCGTAAACATGGTACATCACGTTCCGCACGAGGCTCCGGTGCACAAGAGCCCGTGCGGATTTTTGCATAAGATATCCAAGGAGGGACAATCTTTATGGAGACCAATCTGAAAGCATTCATGAAGCCGGAGCTGAAGGACGATGCGGTCATTGAGCTTCCCGGAATTGAGGCATTCAAAGGCGAGGACGGAAAGCCTATCCCGTTCAAGCTGAAGAGGCTGAGCAGGGGAGAGATCGACAAGATCCGCCAGAACAACACCACCAAGACGGTGGTGAAGGACAAAAGGACCAACAGGCCGATGGTCAGCGGAAACAACCGCATCGTCTACGACGAGCAGTACGACTCCGACACGGCCACCAAGGAGATCATGGTTGAGTGCTTCGTCTTCCCGGACCTCAAGTCCAAGGAGCTGAGGGATTTCTACAAGGTCGACCTGAATACCGACCTTCCGGAGATCCTCTTCCGCGGGAAGGACTGGGAGTACGCGAACAAGTGCGTCATGATCGCCTGCGGCATGGCAGACGAGGACACCGAAGAGGAGATCCTCGGTAAAGCAAAAAACTAATCCTTGGAAGAGTCGATGATGATCTGAAGAGCGACGCGTCTGACTGGATGTGGGCACATATCATGTGGCAGAAGTACCGCATCCGGGTCATAGAATGGCTCAACATGAGCGCCGAGGAGCGCATCTTCTACATCGCATCGGAACAGGTCAGCAGAGATTACCCGATCGGCTCGACCGACCGGCTCGTTGCCGGCTTCCTGAACTCTTCCAAGTAGTAACGATACATACATTCGGCACATAGAAACCAGAGAGGAGGAAAACCCTGATGTCGGACATAAAGACGACTCTGAGCCTGAACGACCAGGTATCCTCAAAGCTACGTACAATCGGGCAGGCTGCACAGACCGCGTCCAAGAACATGCAGGACGTCGGGAAGGCCATCGACAAGGCTTTCTCCGGAACTGGTGTGGATAAGTTTTCTTCCTCCATGACGCGATCTGTTGGGTCTGCAGCACAGTCTATGAGCGGATTCACCCAGTCCGTGGGTGAGGCTGCACAGACGGCCCAGAACTTCCAGCAGACGGTCAACAGCTCCCTTTCCGGGGCACAGAGCGGTATGTCTTCCTTCGGGAACACTGCGGCAAGCTCCATGGATTCGGCAGCTGACGCCATGGATGATATGGCAGACGCGGCGAAGAGTGCCGGTGAGGCTGTCGGCCAGATAGGCAGCGACTCCGGGAACATAGCCGGAGTCGGTACCGAGGCGAGCAAGGCCGGAACGGAAGTCAACAATCTGAACGAGAAGACGAACACACTCGGCGAAACGTTCAAGAAGCTGGCCGGCATCGTCGGCGGTCTGGCCATCGCAAACAAGATAAAGCAGTATGGTGAGGATTCCCTGGAGTCCTACAAATCCTTTGAATCTGGAATGGCAGAGGTCAACTCCCTGCTTCCGGATGCGACAAAGGCACAGATGGACGAGCTGGGGGAAGGCGCACGAGAGATTGCGAAAAGCACCGGTGCTGAGATCTCGGACGTCACATCGGCCATGTACCAGGCAATCTCCGCATCCGTCCCGCAGGACCAGGTTCTCGGATTCCTTGAGACTGCAGAGAAGGCCGCGACTGGCGGTGTTTCCGACATGGAGACTTCTGTTGACGCCATCACCTCCGTCATAAACGCATACGGAACCGCTAACCTTTCCGCTATGGACGC